TTTGGCAGAAAATTCAAGTAACATGTACTGTTCCTGATCGATAGGTTTTTGATCTGCGGCTTTGAGTAGATCAGCTTCAAATAAAGTTGCTCTAGTTTCTATGTTATTAAGTCGTTCAATTACGCCAAAGTAAGCCCAAACACCTACTGCTGTTGCCCCTAATATACTTATTAGGTTTCTCATAGGCATACTGATTGCAGTATTGTCTGATAGTTTCATCTACTGACAATCGCACTCGTCTTTTCCGCAATCACATTTAGGATTAATCGTTAACATTTTCACTTACTATATCTTTTGCTAATTGAACTACGCCTAAATCGAATGCTTGATTGATTTGTGCATCTTCGCCAGTTGCTATTGTAACTCCATTTTCATTACAATGTTGTATAAGAGCATTAATAATATCTCTTTTACCAGCTACCATTCTTGCTGATATACAATTATCAATCCAATCTTTTTGGTCATGTGCAACATAGCCTAATACTTTGTTGTCAACATCACTTATAGTTATTGTGTAATCTACCATATAATCACCTACCTTTTCTTTCCTATTAAATACCCACCAAAGTAACAATGCTTTCCATAGTAACTTGAGTAAGGTGAATTTAGAGTGCTTCTTACATTAACAGCATCATTTGCTGATAATTCTATTGTAGTAGCATACATCATATTGTTATCGTAACTATTACTTACTTGAGAATAAAAACTACCTTCTGTAGTGTCATAGTTTTTTAATGTACTGCCATTTATCCAAAAACACCATCTTGCTTCATTCTCATCATAATGAGAATACATATTACAATATAAATAATAAGTGCCATCAACAGGAGCAGTAAAAGTATAAGTGCTTGTATTAAAATTTCCTAAATTATCATGGTTACGTTGAATGTTATTTCCACCAGAAGTACACGCATTAAATTCAACAGTTTGACCATGTGCTGTGCCATTTTGCCAGTTACTAGTACTTGTTGCTCTAAAAGCTGGTACATTTGGTATAACAATATTATTACTATCAATAGTGATTGCTGTTCCACTAGTAGAAGAAGATGTTATACCAGTTACCCCAACACCAGTTAAATTAGCTCCACTAATTGCTGGTAAAGTACCAGTAAGATTTGCGGCCGGTATTGATGTTAAAGAAGAAGCAGTAACAGAACTTCCTTTTACTCGAATTAAACTCATGGTTTACTCCAAATTGAATGTGTTAATTTTCCATTACTATCTCTTGCTAGTAATTCGTCATACTTTGTTTCTGTTGTATTATCTTGAGGTATATCTCTTAAAGATTGTCGCCAAGTTTTTATATTGTCTGGCATTGTTACATCAGAATTAGAATACCAATCTGTTTCTTTTAATCTATTTAATCTCATATCTTTTATATCTTCTAATTTTCTAGCTGTTCTATTTGCGTCTGAATTTTTTTCTACAATCTCAGCTTCTTCTTCTGCTGTTAAAGGTGTTTCTATTCCATTAACTATTTTTATTCCCATTATTTCACTCCGTATAATTTAAAAGTTCCTGTGGTAAATCCACTTCCTGCGTTTGGTGTAAATCTTATTGAGGTTACAGCTGTTGCAAAACTAATATTATCACAACGAGCCGAGCCATTAAAGAAAGTGACTGCTGGATTTGTGTCATATTCTGAACCAGAAAAATGAACTTGTAATCTTCTATTAGTATTTTGTGGTTCTGGAATATACATAACAAAACTTGCATCACCATCTGAAGTGTCAATAGTATTAGGGGTGACTAGAACCCCTGTATCTGTTGTGCTATGTTTTATACCGTCAGATCCAGTTGAGGTCATATAAGAAACAACTCTATTGTAATTACTTGTAGAATCATAACTTGGACTAGAGCCTGTACCAAATCTTGATACAATTTTTGAATCTGCATCTCCTCGTATTTGACTACCAATAACAATATAGTTTTTATAAGTGCTATCAAAAACATTATTAAAATCTACATTTCCTGTTGTTGACGAAAGAGTTGTTGTTTGTAATAAAACTAAATTACCACTAGGTGCTTCTGCCCAAGTTAATCCACCTGTATTACCAGATTGTGCTGTAAGCATATATCCATTTGTTGGAGCATTACTAATTTGCATTTTGGCTTCATTGATTGCTTGGTCAGCTATGTTTGCTTGTGCAACTGTGCCAGTTAATTTACTAGCCGCCATAGCAGAAATTTTTGCGTCAGTTACAGAAGAACTTTGAAGTTTAGCAGTAGATACTGTGTCATCACTTGGAACTCCAAT